AGAGTGATCAATTTTATACTTCTTATTCTTATTATTGTATATAATTGAGCTATCTGATTCAGTTTTAAGGAATAATTGGTTAATTTTATAGGTTTTACCAGATCTACCACGTACAGTTGATATAACGTGCAATTTTTCTAAAGTATCAAGGGTACGTCTGACAGTTATACGTGATAATTTAGTTTCTTTGACAACAGTAGAGTATCTTAAGCCACACTCATAGTTATTCTTTTTCCATGCGTGTTTCATTAAAGATAAATAGCAGTTCAAACAATTAGATTTTTTAGTACCACTTAATTTATCAAGGTGTCCATAGAGTTTGTAAGTTATGTGCAAAAAAGCACGAGTATTATTCATGGCTGCAAAATTTCCTGTGATTTTGTTGTAGGTCTAGCAAGATGGATACCCATTGATCTTCATTCATTAGTTCAAACTCTGTCGGAGAGCTCGTTATTCGCTTGATTCGGAAAGTTAGGGTAGTCTGGGTCAAATTCTTATAAAATACTAAAAAGCAGGGTATATTTAAGCGACTAGCGACTATCTTTGACAAGGTTGTAGCCTTATATTTCTGATTTTTATCATAACACGTTTCAATAATGGCTAAAGGTTCATAACATCTAGGACAACACTCAATACTGTCAATATCAATCATGGCAATGCCATCATATTTTCTATGCCAATCGTTATAATCGCCATTAGAAAATGCGTAGGTTTGTCTAGCCATTAATAAATTTCCAAGTAGCATAAACCACAAAAAATAAAACCAACACTTGCAGTTCCTTTGGTGCTTGTAAAAATATCTCAATCATCTTTACCCTTTCTATTTGTTTTTTATTATTATTATTTCGTTTTCTTTTTCTTCTATTATTCTCTCGTAGTCTAGCAACTGATTAGATAGTTTCTCAATGTGCTTTTTGTGTCGTTTGATTTCATCTTTACATTTTTTTAATTCTTCTGGACAGCCTATCTCATCAAACATTTTATCATTGGTCATTTTAATACCTCTATCTTTTTAACAACTGATCGTGGATAAACTGTGACAGTACCAACAGATAATTTATCCCCATCATAATTAAATGATGTAAATATTTTTACTGTCTTTGTATCTTTAGAAAAAAGATAACCTATATCTTCACACCATTGGAAATTTAATTTATCAACATCTTCCAAACTATCAAACCAACTTGCATCTGTCACAATATCTTGCCAGATAATTTTTACTCGTTTGTATTTAAACTTTGGTGTTCCACCAGCTTTCATATAGATCCTTTATAGTGACTTTATTTTTTGTGACTTCTAAAATTTTCTTTACCATTTCTGGATCGGGAAAACGTTTTACCTTTGCAGTTAAACACCAACGTTGAACTGACGTGCCGGGATTTTGCACACCTTTGATACCAAGTTCTAATCCAAAATTATAATAGGATAGACCTTTCTCTTTTCTATATTCTTCAAGTGTCATATTTCCTTTCTTTTATTGCTCTGATTTGTATGTATATATATCATATTTAATCCTTTACAAGTAAATTAATTAGTGTATATAATGTGGAAAAAAAGGAACTTATGAAAAAACAAGAACAATTAATAGAAGATGCTTTCTCAATATACAATGGTGGTAAAGGTTTAGACCATTGGTCATACTCATCAACATCATCACCTTTGGCAAAGAATATAATTAATTATTCTTTTCCACAAGAAGTTAGAAGAAAGTTTCCATTTAGATACAAACCTAATTTTGGCAACATAGTAAATAATGTCGTTCAAAGATTAATTGGTGATAGTATCTGGACTTCAGAGACAGGTGTAATTGATGAGTGGGATAAAGATTATCAATTAAATTTTGATAGAGAATTAAAAGAAATAAAAGATAAACCACCGGTAGATGCAAAGGATGAATTTGCCAGAGAAGAAATGCTTAACTACGCACATGATTGTATTGGTATTACAAAAAAAGTTATTAAAGATGTTGTCGGTGATGAAAAATTACAATGTGAAAGAGCAGTAAGAAAAAAAGAAATGACAATGATCAAACCAATTTTAGGTAGGATTGATTACGAAACAGATGGCAACAAAAAATTATTTATAGAATTAAAAACTAAACCACCTAATATTAGAAAGGTTAAGAACAAGGAAGAGTGGAAAATGTCTAGTCAAGATATACCCACAGAACCTACAACAGATAACCTTACACAGACTTCGTTCTACTATATGTGTACCAAGAAAACACCTTACTTAATTTATGTTAATGATAAGGAACATATTATTTTTGATGAGACACATGAGTTAATGAAGAAAGATCATCTTGAATATCTTTATCACAAAATGGTTGAAAAGATTTTACTTTGGGAACGTATGATTATGTTCTGTAAAGGAAGTCTATCTGAACTTGCATTGATGTGTGAGCCACCAGAAATGAATCATCCTTTTTACTATAAAGATTTAGTAGATGAACAAAAACAACTCATAGCTAAACTATGGGGAATTAAACAACAACAATAACGAAAGGAAAACTATGTCTTGGTTAATATACAAAGGAAAAGTAATTGGAACTTATACTTTTATTTACGCACAAAAAGTATGGGGTCTATTACCATTTTAAATAACATAAACAATGAAAGGAAACATGAAAAGAAATATATATCAAAAACTACATGATGCTTGTTTAAGTGCAAAGAGTGTCAAGAAAGGTGCAAAGGCAAATGGGATGCACTTTAATCCATTGCTACATGATGATGTACAAGCAGTTGCAACTCAAGCCTTGTTAGACAATGGTTTGTATGCGACTTGTAATTATCTGACAGAAATTGTACCAAACATAAAACAAGTAATGGTCGTATGTACTATGAAAGTTTATGATGTTGATGATCCAACACAACATATTCTTGTTGATGGGTGTTCAGCATTTGGAAATTGTGATAAGTTTGGAACAGGCAATGCCATGTCATACTCACGAAAGTATGCGTTCTTAAATTTATTAAATCTTAAAACAGGTATCAAAGATGAAGATGGTTATGAACCAAAACCATTTGAAGATTCTACAGAGCAATCTGTTGAAGAACCTACATATATGGATGATACTATAGATGTAGAAGCTATAATGGATGCGTTTACAAATACTAAATCATTAAAAGATTTTGAGTCTGTTAATGAGCAGTATAAAAATGACATCCAATTTTTAATAAAAAATAACTTGAGTGCTTACAAGCAAGTATACAATGTTGCCGGAGTACATAAAACCAAGTTAGAAAATAACAAGGGTCAGTAAAAGCTGACAATAACAAAGGAGTAAACATGAGTGAAGATGTAGTATGGTGTAATTTGGTTAGAAACCAAAACAAGAACGCAGAGAATCAGCCGGATTGGGTAGCACCACCAAACCTAAAAGCACCAGAGGGTAAGAAATGGACCATAGGTGTTAAGATAGGAGACGTTTGGCACAATCAAGCTGGATGGAATGAGTTAGATGAACAAGGTAATATTACCGGTATCACAATTAAAATGACACCACCTAGTTCTAATGATGATAAGCCAACAGTACCACAAAATAAAGGGTTTCAAAGCAAACCTAATTATGGTAATAAACAATCGTATAAGTTTTAATTAACTTATATTTGTTTCGGGGGAGTTTTTCTTTCTAGTTCCCTTTCGGTAGTTTTCTTCCCCGAGACACCTCAAAAAAATATGGACAAGAAAATTACAGACATAGACCAAGAGATAGAGAAAAAAATTATTGATGATCGCCAAAAAGATTATGGTAATTATCAAGAGAACTTTATTATGTTAGCCGAAATGTTTACGATTGTTTTAGCAAACAGTTTAAAAAAAAGAATTAAACCACACCAAGTAGGTCAATTAATGATGGCATTAAAACTATACAGATCAACAAGAAATTTTAAAGCCGACAATTATACAGATTTAAGTATATATAACAAGATGACTAAAGAGATACACAAAAAAGAGGTTGCCAAAAAGGATAAAGTATGACAAAGTTTAAAAGAATTATTAATGGTGAATGTCATTTTACAATGATTGAACTATTTGATGATGCAAAGAAAGCTGCAGATGTGTCCAATGAAGGAGAACCTGTAGAATGTAAAATTGATAATTTGAGGATTGATTTTACAATAGTAAAAAAGGAGAATGATGAACGAGATAAAAACTCGTCTGCAAAAGTACAGGGATCTTCAAGCGAAGAAACACGAGAAGTACCTGGAAGCAAAGCAGAAGGTTAATAAGTATCAGAAAGATTCTTATAGATTGCTTTGGAAGATAGAGCAGACAAAAGAACAATTGATGACATCTATTTAGTTATTAATTGATTATTAAAAAAAACTGAAGGAAAACGTAGGGGATCTATGACCAAAAATAAAGTGTTTAGTGAAATTAAACTTGCTATGAGAGCAGGACATTATCGTAATTTAACTTTTAAAGAAAAAAAAATATACAAGAACGCATTTAAGAATGGTTACAAGTTAGCCAAGATACATTGTAAAAAAAGAAGTCCAGAGTTTTATAAGCCAAGAAGAATTGTTAATTATTCTTTTGCCAAACCCAGTGCAAGAATTGTTGATAGTATTATTAATAGAATTTGTATTCGTTATGAAGTACATAAAAAAAGTTTAATGGCTAAAGTTAGAACACAAGATATAGTTAGAGCAAGAAACATTATTCACAACATCTTGTATGAAAAATATAATATGAACCTTACAGATATAGGTAGATATTTCGGACAAGATC